TTTAGACTATCGGGTTGTAATTCAGAACCCATGTAATACTTTGGTGTGGCTATACCAGAACATATATAGTACGGCATATACCCCCACTCCCCCTTGTACATCAAGGTATCGTAGGTGTCTGCGATAGACAAGGATTCCATGATGTTCGGGGCGTCGCACCCTTTCGTGGAAAGATAATTCCCGTGAATGACATCGCATATGTGACCATGTTCATGAATCGTCTGTGAAAAGTCGAAAGGTCCGGGTGTACATAAAATATCCGCGACGATTTCTTTTGATGATTTAAAAACATCTTTGGTATCCGAGTATGCAAGGTAATCGAAAAAGTTCTGGATATTTCCTTGGCACTTCAGGGCTGCTTGGTGTGCCCCAGGGTTCTCGGGTGTGAGGGAGGCTATAGCGTCTGGGGTTCTTCGGGGTACCACGATGAGTTCAAAGTTTGGGAGCATGTGAACATCTGTGGACGTCACGACGAGCGAACCTCGACCTCCATCGGAAATCTTATCGACCAATTGTTTAAACGCATGTATAGAGTTTTCATACCCATCGATGAGCATGTGTGCTCGGGTCTCTGTGAAGAGTATATTCTTTTTTGAAAACATTTCCAAGTGTAACTCAATACTATTAGAATTATTCAACACATTGTCGACTATAAAAGTTTTCCCAGACCCAGAGGGTCCACATATAAAAACATTTTTACCTTCGTCGATATATTCACGCAATCGACGAGTCTCAGGTTCGTGGAGCGTCGCGCGAGTATCTTTTTTTTGTGGGGTACTTTTAACGAAAGCGTCCATGGATGATGATCTCACTGAACAAGCTTTAGAATATTTTTTGGAAAATAATACACTACAAAAAAAAGTTTTAGAACCAATCAAAAGGAAGGTGTTTCCCTACATAGTAGGTGTCGCATTCTTTAATGTTGTGATGTTTATCATGGTCGGTTACTTGATATATCTTTTACGATTACCTGCTCCAGTTCCTTAACACGTTCAGGAACCGTGTGGACCTCCAGGGGCTCGCGGGTCTCACGGGTCTCGGGGTCCCCAGAGTTTCTACGTATAGCCAATAAATCTTTTTTCAATTCATCTTTCATGTATTCATCCTTGATGAAAGTTTCTATGGGGTGTATGTGCATGATTTCAGGTTTGAATAACACTGAATCATCGGGGAATTCTTTATCAAATGCAATGATAATACTGTATGGGATCGAAGGGGATTGTTCGATGAGGCGGTCGTATTCAGCGCGGCAATATTCAACCATCTCCGTCCCGTGTTGAGAGCGTTCCTCGAGAGGCAGGGAGAGTTCGAGGCGTATCGTGCGAGACAATTTACCATACTGAATAGATGCCGCCCTGTGACCTTCCATGAGCTCATTGATTTTTAAAAACTGCATCACGGTCGTCATGATGGCGGTGATGATGTTCATACTTCCTATCGCCAGAGGTACCAGGGGCCTAATACTCAAGGGAAATGTAGATTGTGCAAAGTTCGCCGTACCTGTGACTGTACTTATGACGATGATGGGAAGCGTATAACGCATACTCGATTTTTTGTACATGAGAAACGCTTGGTTATTCATGTACCGGTAGCACGCCGCAGCCTCGCCCCATGTTTTAAGAATCTTTTCCTGTTGTGGGTGCCAGAGTTTCTTTTCTTTTTCTTTCTCCATAGTAGTAGTAGTAATGAATATAATATTTTTCATTCATGTATTATTATTTGTCGGAGCGTTGGTTATCCCCTTCGTGAATAATAAGGACCTGTTAGAGTTTTACTCATTGGTCATCCCATTTTTAATGTTTCACTGGGTGATGAACGATGATACGTGCGCCCTGACACAAATGGAAATGTACATGACAGGAAAAGAAAAAGAGCAAACATTTTTCGGACGGTTAGTGGGTCCAGTATACAGTATGAGTGATAGTGATGCTGATAAATGCGTAAAGGGTATATTGTTTACGTTATGGTTGGTTGTACAATTTAGATTAAATCGTGTCCCTGGGATAAATAAAATACGTGAGTTATATAAATGAAGCAGAAGACTAGGACAACACTGGCTATCACTGCGATTATTGTACTCGTATGTATCGTTGGGTACCTAATGACGAACCCCATCAAGAAGTTCGTGGAAGTTCCCAAAGAGATCCAAGTTCCTTACCCCGTGGAAGTGTTTGTTCAGAGGGAGCCAGAGTTTCGCAAGCCTCCAATAAAAGAGTACAAACCTGGGCACGTGCAACAGATGGGTGTTTTGTTGGGTGAAGATGGTGACACCCTCCCTTTATACGGAAAAGAGGTGCGTGGTCGGAGGGACCGGTATCATTATTATACATCCACACCTGGGGAACAAATATACTCCATCCCCGTGACACACGACAACAGGGACTGTATGGACGATTTAGGGTGCCAGGAGTTATACGGTCAGGAATCAATCAGTGTCTTAGGTAAGACTGTTCCTTACCAAGCAAAAATGTACAGGACTGATAATTTTTTTTAATATTTGTATATATAAATGATTAATAAAGCACTCCGCGTTGAAGCGAGGAGTAAAGGTATCCGGCTAACCGTTGACAGAAACGGTAAACGTGTGCAGAAACGTGAACCAGTTTTACGAAAGGAGATTCGGGACCACGAGAATGGTATCATTCGCACACGTGCGCGGCAGACGAAAGACATGTTATACATGTGCAAATCGGTGCTATCCATTTTGAACAAGAACAAGAACAAGAACAAGGTAAACTCTCCTCCCCGTGTCTCCACACCTATCACAGCTCCTCCCCGTGTCTCCACACCTATCGCAGCTCCTAAAGGCGCGGCCCCGCCGATTCCAGCTCCTAAAGGCGCGCCCCCGCCTCCTCCTCCTCCCCCTCCTCCGCCGCCGCCCATTATGAAGAAGGCAGTTCCACTAAAACTAAAGGGGGTCGCGGCACCTCCCCCTCCACCCCCGCCGAAACAGTTGTCGGTTGTGAACGAACTCAAAATGGCGTTGAAAAAAAAGAATCTTAAGCAAAAGTCAAACCAATACGCGATGTCAACAACCGCTTAGATTCGGCCATTGACGGTTTACTCCATAGCAACCATCTCGACCAGAACCCAGCGGTCCTGATACCCTTCTTGGACCACGTTTCCCCCATCCGTCCATGGCGCGCGAGGTACCTCTTCATGCGTGCAGGATCCTTATGAATAGTGTAATCAGAGTACCCTCTCCCCCCGAAATCTACAAACTTCCCATCTGGGAATGTGACTCTAAACTTTTTAGTGGGCTTAGGACTCTTACGGAGAATGACTTTCATTTTATAATATATGTCAGTAATATATTTTCCACCAATCATCATAGGATGCTATACCATGGAACACACCGCCTAAAAGTAATCCTCTCACGAACGCATCCTTGATGTAGAATAAAAGTATGAGGCTCGTGAGCCAGTGATGTAGGTGTAACGTATTTCCACTTGTTTTTATTTTATTAAAAGTATAAGGACAATTCGGTGAACACGCAGAATAATAAATCATAAGTGATAGTATAAACCCTACAATCGATGGGTTCATGTAATATACTTAAAGAAAAGAAACTATATACAAGTAGGAAGAGTCCAGTTAGCTCAGTGGATAGAGCGTGTGACTTCTAATCACGAGGTCATGGGTTCGATACCCATACTAGACACCTTGCTCCTATAGCTCAGTTGGGAGAGTGTTAGACTGAAGATCTAAAGGTCACTGGTTCGAACCCAGTTGGGGGCACTTCGTCCAGTTAGCTCAGTGGTAGAGCGCCAGGCTTTTAACCTGGTGGTCATGGGTTCAATACCCATACTGGACACGCTGGGATGCCCGAGTGGTTTAAGGGGGCGGTCTTAAGAACCGCTGCACTATGTGCTCGTGGGTTCGAACCCCACTCTCAGCAAAGGGAGTACCTCCCGTCGCGACTAAAAGTCGCTCTGCTCCTATAGCTCAGTTGGTAGAGCGACAGGCTGTTAACCTGTAGGTCACTGGTTCGAACCCAGTTGGGAGCGTAGTAATAAAAAAACAATTGTAAACAGAATAAGTACAGATATACCATCTGCCCATCTTTTTATGTTATCGTAACCAGGTTGGACCCGATAAGATAAATTGTTTGGTTTAAATATCATGAAGTTTAATAGAGGATACACACCACCTCCCCAACCCTCCCGAGCGTTTTCAGTTTCAGTAACTTTCTGATACGCCAATGGAAACGTGTATGTATATTTAGACATGTGTCTATTAGTCTCAAAATCTATGTGGCCGCGGAGGCAATCATTTTTAGAAATCCATTCCATGTATTTTTTATTATATACCGTCGCGTGGGTACTTGAATTGTAAAGGAGTAATTGATGCTTAGAACCTCTTAATACATCTATGGGGTTTGGTAACATAAGAAATGACCCCAAATTGTACACGGATGGGTTAGTATGTACGAGAAACGTATGTAAATCGTTAAGTACTTCAGGGGTTTTAATCCTTTCATCAAATTCACAGTCATCTTCGAGAACTAAAATACGTTCATATTCTCTCTTCAACGCGTGTGTGCACACGTTTTTAAACGCGTGTTCCAAATCATAATTTGGTTTTTTTATACGTAAGTTCTTTTCACACTTCTTGTATCCACGATTGTATTGAAATATAACCTTGGACGTAATACCAGCGGTCGCAACCTGTTCTTTAATCTGTGATTCTCTCTTAGAACCCTCCATGATGAGAACATATGTACAGTCGATACAGGAATCTAAACTCCCTGATGATTTTGTTACATGTTCTCTGAAAGTATAACAGTCTGCCATATAATAATATATAAATTAATATACTACCCGTGATTATCATAGTTTTTTGTCTGTTACTACTGGTGTTGTACGTAAGTACTCGTGGGTTCGAACCCCACTCCCAGCAAAGGGAGGCTCCTATAGCTCAGTTGGTAGAGCGACAGGCTGTTAACCTGTAGGTCACTGGTTCAAACCCAGTTGGGAGCGTAGTACGAGTACGAGTAAAACAAATAAAACGATACTACATATATCACATATCCTCTTACCATTATCGAAACCTGGTTGTACCTTGGTGTCTAGCTGTAACGGTTTAAATATTAAAACATTCAACACGTGATACATGCACCCCCAACCGAAGAGTGCGTTATCTGTCGCGTAATATTTCTGGTACGCTATAGGCTTTTTATATGTATATTTTGAAAGATGCGCATTCGTTTCAAAATCTATATGCCCTAACATCGGTACATTTTTTAAATTGTACTTCATGAAATTTTCACTGTATATCACGGCGTGCGCGGAAGTATTGAATAATAATAACTGGTGGTTGGCACCTCGTATAACATCTAGGGGTGAAGGTATACATATAGGTGTTCCAAGAGTGTAAATGTCTGGTTGTCTTTCGAGTATAAAAGTATTTATATCCTCCGTTATGGTCGTGTCATGGATTCTTTCGTCAAATTCACAATCATCTTCCAACACGAGTATTCTTTTGTACCCCCTGTCGAGCGCGTGTTTAAAAGCTGTTTTATAGGCGTGTGAGAGGTCATAATTTGGTGCATTTTTGACGAGTTTTTTATCACATTTTTTGTATCCATAATTATATTGTAACACAACTGTAGATGTTGTGTGTGTACGTTCGAGTGTTTTTATGATACTTTCTTCTCTCGGTGATTCGTGCATGATAAGAACGTACGTACAGTCCACACTTTTATTAAACACACCGCTACCGTCACGACTTAATTCCTTGTAATAATAACAGTCAGTCATATACTTTACATTAAGAAAAGTTTTTCGACCATACACCCCATCTGTTCAGATACAGACACATGAGACTCAACGCGACTATTTTAACATCTTTTCTATAGAGGTACGCGACGTATAAAAAGCTCACCGTCATCATCGTATGCTGAAACTTTTTTTGTTTGATCACGGGGACGTGAGTAAACGTTTCCACGTAGTCGTATACTCTCGTGTCATCGTTCGCCTTTTTATCATCCGCGACTGTGTTTTCAAATATAGATAAAATGCATTTATTATCGAAGAATATCCAGTGGATACTCACGATCGCGCACAGGAGGGGGTACAGGTAATACTTATCCCTGGGTAGCAAGACGAGTCCAAACGTTTGAAATCCGATTATCCATATCGCGTGTAATAGCAGTGAAATATATAATATTATATTCATATAATAGGATGGATATTAAAATTTTACGTACAGTCTCCGAACCCTGTAACATCGTGTACACCAAAGACTGGAAACATGAGATTGAAAATATCGTGGGTACCGTGGTACTTTTCATGGACCGTCGTGTGAGAGAGATATACGGTACACCTAAAATAGAAGGACTCGTGTTCGATGTCGAAGCTAAAGATGAGTGTAAAAATATCGAGCATTACACACGATTCGTGCATGAAATGAACACACATAGGATAGATTCATACGCCACAGTCGTGTCTATCGGCGGGGGGTCCGTGAGTAACCTTGCTGGTTTCATAGCTGGAACCTATAAAAGGGGTATACGTTTCGTGACGGTGCCAACCACGTTATTATCCATGACAGATGCGTGTATTTCGTATAAACAAGCCATCAACACCGCGTGTGGTAAAAACCAAATTGGCTGTTACAAGGTTCCTTTGTACATTTATATTTTCCAACCATTCTTGGAAACTCTGGAGAAGCGTTTTATTTCAGACGGTTACGCAGAAATTATCAAACACGGTATATGTGAAAACTTTGACATCGAAAGTGATGACTGCATAAGTAAAACTATCCTTGTAAAATCTGAACATCTCAAAAATGACCCATTCGAATTACATCCTATACTCATGTACGGTCACCAATATGGACATGCGATTGAATACCTTTCAAAGGATAGATATTATCACGGTGAGAGTGTGAACATCGGGATGATAGCAACTTCACACGTGGGTTACGCACTGGGTATACACGGGGTTGGACTTATTAAAAAGCACAAGACCGTCTCGGACACGTTTAATCTCCCGAAGATGTTTTCGTGTGGTACCGATTTTACACTCAACGATGTTATGCGTTGCATGTATAACGATAAAAGTGTAAAAGGTGGGCACGTTTATTTTTCATTCGGGGAAGGACTGGTAAACGATGTACAGTGCGTACACGATGAAAGTATACATCATGGACTGAACAAGGTGTGCCTGGACCGTATGATTTTTCGCAACGGATATGAGATGCATAAAATAGCGTTTGGTACGTGCGACATCCCAGCTGGAGGGGTATACAGGGCTATAAAAACTGGTTATAGAACCATCGACTGTGCATCTTTTTACGGCAACGAGCGCATGATAGGGCGGGAAATTTCCCTGTGTATCGAAGAGGGTATATGCGAGAGAAAAGATTTATTCATCATAGGTAAACTATGGAATGACCAACACGAAAGAGTGGAGGAGGCGTGTAGGGAGAGTATTCACAACATGGGTATAGGCTATTTTGACATGTACCTCATGCATTGGCCTGTGACGTACATCGACGGCGCCCGTGTGGGTGAAGCGGATGTCGTCGACGTGTTTACAAAGATGAAACTATTAGAAGGAACCTTATGCAATAACGTGGGTGTATCCAATTTTGAAATTGAACATTTAGAAAAGATAGTACACCTAAAACCAGCCATGAATCAGATCGAATTACATCCACATTTTCAACAACGAGATTTGGTTGACTATTGTGATACACATTTTATTAACGTGATGGCGTACAGCCCCATGTCTCTGACGGCCATCGCAGATGAAACTATCATTTCCATCGCGGGGAAATACAACACGACTCCCCATGCTATCATCTTGAGTTGGGTGTTACACACCGCCGCCCTGACCGTGAAGAGTATGCATCACCAGGAAGAAAATTTGACATCCATGCACATCATGACTGAAGATGATTTCGATGCTATAGAAGAAAAAAATATACGAACTATACAAAAGAGATGATAGTCCTCATAGCCATCTTGGGTATTATATTTTTCATGTTGGATAAATATCACTTTCCTTGTAAAAAGAAAGTGTCACTCGCGCAGAACTGTATTCATATTATTCACAATATGACGGGCATTCTCGTGTACATAGGACCTTTTATACTCACGAACTTTTACGCGACAGCGGCACTTTTATGTGGCACATTAGGATTATTAGTCCAAGGTGTCGTCAACCCTAACAAGGAACAGTCGTGTTTTTTGATGCCCATATATAACAGGGAGTGTGGTTTATACGAAAATAGACAATTGTATGACATATTCTCTCTCTTTAACATAAAGAACAGACTCAAAGTTGATGATTTCAACAAATTATATTATAGTGTGCACCTATTCTTATTATTTTTTACCATGTATAAGCTCAGTGTGTTGAAGCGTTAGAGGTGTTTCCTGCACACCGCCTTGTACATGTCATCACCCCCCACGAGTTCCAATTTTTTACTCTTGACGATTCGTTTCGTAAAGGGTCCTTGGGTTCCATCCATACAGTCCATACACATGGCACTCAATTTAGTGACCTCGTCGGCCAGTGGTATACAGTCCACGAGTTCACCAAACTTTCTCTGTTTGTAATCCCCATCGAGTCCCGCGAGGAGTACAGTCTTACCCGTCACCATGGCTTTTTCGACAAAGGGTTTGAGACCTAAGAAGAACTGCGCTTCATCCACGGCCACCACATCACAGTCATCTATGTCCATGGTGGACAAATCGTTCGTCTTGATACATCTGAACGTCACGTTATCGTGGGTCCGCAGTACCTCCTCCGAAGACCTAGTATCCTTCTGAGAGTTGATGACGACTATTTTCTTACCGATGACCTTGTACCTTTTAAGACGCCTTATCATCTCAGACGTCTTCCCAGAGAACATATTACCCATGATGATATGAAGACCCATTAGTAGTAATAAGATACTATTTTTTAACTTAAACACATAAGGACCTATACAGGTATATGACGAAACCCTTCCTCAAATGGGTCGGTGGAAAAACCCAAATTATTGAGGATGTCATGGGACTCTTCCCAAAATGTATCGAAAATTACCATGAACCTTTCGTGGGTGGGGGGAGTGTACTCTTCGCGTATCTTTCCCGAGGTACGAAGACTTCTGGTAAGGTTTACGCGAGTGATGTAAACCCCACCCTCATCGGGGTATACAAAAATATTCAAAAGGACCCCGAAACGTTCATCGTAGAGACACACAAACTCATAGAAGAGTTCAACTCTTGTACAGGCACCGAAGTGAATCGTAAACCCATGAATATAGAGGAGGCCAAAACGTCAAGGGAATCCTATTACTATTGGACGAGAGTACAATTCAACGCTATCCCCAAGGAGGAGCGGGGTTCCATTAAGGCTTCGTGTCTCTTCATTTTTATGAACAAGACGTGTTTCAGGGGGGTGTACCGAGAAGGTCCTAACGGTTTTAATGTTCCCTACGGTAATTATAAAAATCCAGCCATCATCGATGATGCACATATCAGAAACGTTTCAATTTTGATTCAGAATGTTATATTTACAGTGGAATCTTTCACAACATCAATGATTAGGGTAAAAAGGGGGGACTTCATATACTTGGACCCCCCTTACGCACCCACGAACACCACATCATTCGTGAAATATAATGTGGGGGGGTTTGGACTCGAAGACCACCAAAAACTTTTCAAACTGTGTCAGGGACTCGAGTGCAGCATGCTCATGAGCAATGCGAATGTTGAGTTAGTGAGGGATGCATTCACGGGTTCTCATTACAACTCTAAAACTATTTTATGTAAAAGGGCTATTCATTCGAAAGATCCAAACTCGAAGGCTGAAGAGCTTTTAATAAGTCACTCAGTCCAACAAACTCCACTTGATTCTCCTTAAAAAACGTGACGTAATTTTGTTTTTGAAATGTCTGCGCGGGCCCAGGTAATAGACCACACTTTTTCGACTGTTCTTCAGCCCCCGCGATACATATGATTTGTAACGTTTTACCAGTTAAACGTGGTACATCGGCATATTTGAAAGAAACCGCTGGAATCTTTTCAGCCGCTGTACCACTCGTGAGGTACGTCTGGGTCTTCACCTCAATCATATGTGTATCCGTTTCGAGGTCCAATTGGAAACGCTGAATACGTTCAGGAATCTTGACATTATCGTAAAGAAGAATGCACACCTCCTTTCCTATCGCTTCACCCAGCTGACCTGACCACTGTTTAACAGGTCTATTGAGAACCTTCCGCCCCCATGCATCTTCATGCTCCTTCTTGCGGGCGGTGAGGAAAGACAAATCACCATAAATCCATTTGACGACGTTTCGGTCTCTGAGCACCGAGATTCTGGGGTCAACGATAGTATCTATGAATACAGAAAATCTAGAAGCCATAGGTGAGATACATAAAAGCTTCCCACTTAGGACATATATGTACGAGTACGTGTCTTTTGATGGTATACCCATTCGGGTCGGTAAGAATGCCAAAGAGAATGATACCATGCCCAGGGACCCAAAAAATTGGTGGATGCACACCGTGGATACCCCTGGTGCCCACGTGGTCATAGTATCTGAATTGGACACCTTACCAAAGGAGACCAAGACGGACGCTGCGGTTCTGGCAGCCTATCACAGTAAAGCACCACCTAAAAAAAAGACGAGTATTCACTTGGTTCGCGCGGAACAGGTGGTATCCCAGAAACACGCGGGTCAAGTGATACTCGGGGGTACCGTGATGCATCTGACTATTTTTATGAACAAAGAAGTGAATAGACTCGAGCGGTTAGTTAAAGAGCGTAGATGAATATATATAAATGAAAATAATCGGAATCGATATAGGGTATTACAACATTGGTGTAGTTTTGGCAGAGTGTACGGGGGCGGAGGTCACCCCTCTTTATGTTCAGAAGGTGAACCTCACAGATTTCAAAACGAACGAAGCCCCCGAGCTCTCCGATATGATTCACCGTTTCGTGATGGAGTACACCGACGTATTCTCTCAGGCGGACCAGGTGCTCATCGAGCGACAACCACCCGGGGGTATCAGTAGTGTAGAGGTTCTTCTTCATTACATGTTTAGGGAAAGGGCTATTCTCATCAGTCCCGTCTCTATGCACAAACACTTCGGTATAGGATACCTGGACTACGAGCAGCGCAAGGAGCGCACGGAGAACATAGCTGGTAAATATTTAAAGGATTTCAAGTACTATGAGAGATTGGAAAGAAAGCATGACGTGGCGGATGCCCTGTGTATGATTCTTTTCCAAAATTATAAAAATGGGTTGCAGTTCAAAAAAAAGACCATTGAACAGAGTGGTCTTTTTAGCGAGTTTGCTTTCGGTACGTCAGGGCATTTTTAAACACTTCGTGGATTTGTAAAAGTTTATTTTGGAAAATCTGGTTCTTCAAGAGAGCCGTCTCCTTCTCTTGAAGTGTGTCGTTGAGAATCTTGTTTTCATATTCCAGGTTGACGAGGCGGAGCTTGAGCTGGTTGATTTCTATTCGGAGTTTTTCGGACATTTTGAGTGAGAAGATACAACACACTCACTTAGGTTCACTTTCGAAGGTCAGAATCCGCTGTGTAGTACGTCTTCCCCTTTGTGGCGAAGCTGTGCACCCTCGCATACCCCCACGCCTGTGGAGAAGCACCAGGACGATGCCCGGTTCTCCACGCGGCGAGCCCCCTATTGTATACGGTCTTCACGGTCCTCATGGGAATCGTAGTAGCCTTAGCAATTTCAGGGAGGGATTTGGCTCCCGGATACATTTTCCTAAATTTCTGTGTGTAGGAGGAGGTTTTTGTCTTCTGTCCTTCGTCTGTCTTGAACCCCTCGTAGTCTCGCTTGAGCATCTTCTTGTAGCGGGTCTCGACCCCCTTTAGAGTTGTGAGTCCCCTGAAATATTTGAGCGGGGCGTAAATCTTACCTTGTGTTTTACGCAACGCATTAACCTTCCTGGTAATATGAGCATCAGTGAGAGGCATTCTACTTTTTAGGGACATTTTAATCACTCGATAATAAAATAAACGACTTTAATATATGATAACGTAAAAATTTCTCCGTTAACATAAATGCCCATCCCGAAGTGTGGGCCCACGGAGGTGTACCACAAGAAATCTAAAGGTTGTATTGAAATTGGTGGTGAAAAATACAAGAATAGTGTGAATAAGAATCCAGCGGCGTTTTCTCACTATAGCAAGAAAATTCAAAAGGTTATGAAAAACAAAAAGACTACGTGCGACAGACCTGACCAAGCGTACAACAAGCTCACGAAACGCTGTTTGACTATAGGGGGTCAAGGGTTCAAGGTTGCGTTAAAGAAGGACCCGAGCGTCTTTAATGACCAGTTAAATAAAATAACCGTGTGGAAAGTTTCAAAAAGTATGAAGCCTCCCAAAACAGCTATA